TCCTGGGGCCTTGGCCTCGTTCCAGGGATTTAGTTGAAACACCTTCTGAATGGTCTTCGCTCTTGCTCATTTCCCAGGGCTATTTTCTGAAGGTCCTGGGGCCCCTCTCTTTTGTGTATAAAAATAAATATAGGGGGATTTCTTTATCTTGTCAACAACTATTGAATAACTAGAGAAAAAATATACTTAATATCCCCAGTGTTTATAGGCTTATTTATAGTGGGAAAAAAAACTTAAAAAAAAATAAAAAAAGTTAGTCAATTTCATACACAATTTGGCCAAAGACTTTTGGAAGAGGAAGACAAGAAGAAAGTTAGTTGTAAAACATTCGGGGGGTATTTGTTTAAATTTCTTCTATAGGGTTATTCAGACTGTTTAAACAATTAGTCATAATTGGTAAATATTGCCATACTCTAGATACAAAGAATATTAAAATTTTGTGTAAGAAAACCAATATAAACAAGGTAGAGGTTTAAGGTTGACCCCCTCATTATTATAAGTGTACCCTCTAAGAATATGCTGTTAACTACAAGTAAAAAGACCTCTGTTTCTTTACTAGCTAGTTATTACTGAATAAAGATAATGAAAGGTTCTTACCCTGTGCTACGCCCTCCCAAACCGAATTAACTCCATATCGTAGCAGTTAAACAAATGTAGAATAATAGGCTTTTACCCTAGTTACCATGGTCAGGCAAGTCCACTTAGATTTGGTTCTTATCGTATAGATTGTTCTAAATGCCTGCAATCTATAGTGTTTGTAATATTCAACTATACCATAAAATAAATATAGTAAACTTATTTAGGGTAGTTTTTTTTTGTAAAGCCTCCTTACTTAAAAATCTACCCCATTAAATCTACTATGTGTTATAATTCAAGTAGATTGGAACTATATAAACCTTCAAAGTTTATTCATTAGGTCCTCCTTTCTATTGTGTATGTTAAGTAACAGGCCTCGGGCAACCGAGGTCTTTACTTTATGTTATAGTTTCTATAATGGATATTTACACAACTGACTGCGATGTTTGTTGGCACCCTTACTGGGAAGATGAATTAGTAAATGGAGTTTGCCCTGGATGCCAGGAGTTTGCAGAAGAAGAATAACTTATTATACTTATTGTATAATCATATCGATTTCCTTTCGTTTGATGAGATTTGGTGGAGGTTTTTCACTCGCCTCCACTAAGTCAAAAAAAAAATTTTTTACGCCACCTAAAATCTAATTAATAATAATATATATATACCTGGAAAAGTTCCAGGTAATTGCGTAGGGGTACGCAATTAGAAAAAGAAAGAGCTGAAAATCATAAGACAATTTGTGTGTTGGTTGGTTTAAGTTAATTCATTTTCTTTCATAGAGTGAGTGGGTGCGAGGACCTCTAACTAAGGAAACAACTGCCCGCAAACTCACGAACAGTATTGGACACACTGTACGACAGAACTCCACTTCGGTGGAGTTTTGTGTTATTATTATGACATGCCTTTAGCAAGTGGTAAATCAGATGACATAGTTGCAGCTAACATTAGGAAGTTGCGGTCAGAAGGTTATCCATACAAACAAGCAGTTGCAATAGCAATGCGTAAGGCAGGAAGGAAAAAAATATAATGCCAAAAGGAATTGGATACCCAAAAGGTATGCCTAAGAAAAAAAAGAAAAAAGGTTCTAAGAAAAAAGGATACTAATGGATGCTTTTTTAGTATTGGTATGTTTTATTGGTATTAATGCATTAGCATGGAATTTAATCAAGAAAGATAAAATATAATGGCTACATATCAAGGTAAATCTGTAACTTTAAATAAACCTTCAAGAATACAAAAAGGTGAACCTGGTCATGGTCGTAAAAAATTTAAGGTCTATGTTAAGGATGGCGACAAAGTTAAGAAGGTAATGTTTGGCGACCCTAACATGGAAATTAGAAAAGATAATCCAAAAGCAAGGGCTTCATTTAGGGCTAGACACAAATGCGATACAGCTAGTGATAAAACTACTCCTAGATATTGGTCTTGCAAAATGTGGTAAGGAGATACAATGGGTGGCAGAAATGCAAAACCTCCTTGGGACAAAAAAAATCCTAAGAAAAATTCTACAAAGCTAACACCTCAACAAAAAGCGAAAGCTAAAAGAAGAGCAAGTGCAGCAGGTAGACCATATCCTAATTGGGTAGATAACTCCTGGGCCACAAAACAATAAATATATTTTGATAAAAGTAAAATGCCCTAAATGTGGTATTCCTTTAATATACGATATTGAAAGGGGTAAAACGACTTGTTTAAACAAGCAGTGTGGAGGATATAAAAAATGAGCCAATTAAGTGAAGGATTAGACAAATACTGGGATAAACAAATTACTAAAGGTAATGTAGTAGCAAAACCTTTTTCAGGTAACTGTATGTTTTGTTCTAAAGAAATAACAGAACACGATGATGACCATAGTGTGTGTAATGCTTGTTGGAAAAAAATATAATGACTAAAGTTAAACTTTGTTACGCACAATCCTGTCATAATGTTTTAAAACCTCCTGCTCGTAAATTCTGTTCACCAAAATGTTCTAAATCCTATCACAATAAAAAATATGCAGCACAACAAAAAGGTGCAGTGTACGAACCTGAACATGATGGTAAACCTGTTGCCGAACCTAATGTACAAAAGCGTAGAGGTGAAGTGTATGAAAAACTTGTTGCTAAAGATTTAGGACCATTAATTTTAAAAGGTGATTTGAAAAAACAAGATGCAGCAGATTTATTAGGATGTTCAAAAGCTGCTTTGTCTTATGCCTATGCCGCTTGGATAGAAGATATGGAGACAAAAGAGAGAGCAGAGAATTGGACACTTCCTGCTAAAGCAGAGAAGTCATTAGCTGACTTTAAGATTTTTAGAGATAGATATTTTGAGACAGAACAAGGTAAACCTTACGAGACACCTGAATTTCATATTCGTTGGATTAAATCTATCTTAGAAGCTATTGAACATGGAAATCAACAGATGATACTATCTCCACCTCGACATGGCAAGACAGACCTACTAATTCATTTTGCTGTATGGCTCATAATTAAGAACCCTAATGTTAGAATATTGTGGGTAGGTGGTAATGAAGAGATTTCAAAGAATGCAGTTTCTTCAGTAATAGACCAGTTAGAGAACAATGAAAAACTCATCGAAGAATTATGCCCACCTGGAAAAAGTTTTAAACCAACTAGCAGAGCAGGAAAAGCGTGGTCGCAGAATGGCTTTACTGTTGGTACCAGGACTGTTACTGGTATTAAGTCTCCTACCATGGTTGGTATTGGTAGGGGTGGAAAAATTCTTTCCCGAGATTGCGATATTATTATTGCAGATGACTTAGAGGACCACTCCTCTACTATGCAACCTTCATCAAGAGAAAACACTAGAAGTTGGTGGACAACAACTTTATCATCTCGTAAAGAGGAACATACAGCTATGGTTGTTATTGGTTCCAGGCAACATTACGATGATTTATATTCACACCTACTAGACAACGAAAGTTGGCACACCATAGTAGAAGAAGCACATGATACTGGATGTACTTTACCTGATTGGGATGATGAAAAGCATATTGAATGTATGTTATGGCCAGGAAAAAGAACTTACAAATGGTTAATGGATAGAAAATCAGGTGCTGAAACTACTGGTGGTAGAGCAATCTATGAAATGGTTTACCTTAATGTAGCAATGCCTGATGGTATGGCTTTATTTGATAGCGTAGAGATAGAAGCATGTAGAGACCAAAGCAGAGATATCGGACATATTCCTGCAGGAGTTAGACTAATTGCAGGACTAGACCCCGCATCAACTGGCTACCAAGCAGCATTCTTATGGGGTTATGACCAATCATCTAACAAGATGTACATGATTGATATGGAAAACTCTTTAGGTGGTGGTATTCCACAAGCATTATCAATTATGAAAACTTGGTTTACTAAATACAATTTGGCCCACTGGGTTATTGAAGAGAATGGTTTTCAAAGAGCAATTAGACAAGACCAATCAATACGAGATTTTGCAGGAAAGCATGGTATATTTTTAGAAGGAACTCAAACATATAGTAACAAGCATGACCCAATTTATGGAGTTACTGCGATGAGACCATTGTTTGCTGACCAATTAATTTCTTTACCATATCTTGGATTTGAAGCCCAAGAGAAGGTAAACTTATATAAAAGTCAGTTGGTTTATTTTAGTTCTGCACAGAACAAAAGTAGAAGTGTAGGACAAAAATCCGACTTAGTTATGGCAAGTTGGTTTCCTATGAAAACTATTCGTAGGCTACAGAAGGAAAGACTTGCTACAATGGGACTTGAATATGAACCAAGTTTTGGTGGGTATGAAGGTAGTAATATCGATATTGACAGTTGGAGATAATGAAAACAGCAGAAGAAGTTTACAGTAGGGTTTACGAACTAAGACAACAGCATTCAGATGTCGTAGCCGAAAAAGATAAAATTAGAGCCATTATGAATGGTGGTGCCGATGGTATAAAAGCATTGTTAGGTAAATCAATGCGTGATATGGATTATCAACAAATACCTGCACCTAACTTATTGCATTCAGCAATGGAGAGATTTGCACAAAAATTAGGTAGAGCTCCTGACTTAAAAGTAGATATTTTCAATGATAAAGATAGCGAGAGAGCTACAAAGCGTGCTGAAAAATTAGAAAGAATAATACACGCTTATGATGAATTACAAAAAGTAGATTTACAATTACCACAAGTTGGTAGATGGTTGCCTGGATATGGTTTTGTTGTATGGGTACTAAAAGAAAAAAAGGATGCCAATGGTATTCCTTATCCTTATGCAGAAGTCAAAGACCCTTATCTTTGTTATCCAGGACATTTTGGTGAAGGCCAACAACCTAAAGAACTAGCTGTCGTACAAAGAATTCCACATACAACATTAGCTAAAACATATCCAAAATATAAAAATGTGATTATGGATGAAGTAGATAGTGAATATAACACTATGGCTTATATGTCTAGTTATGACAAGACTTGGGCTAACCAAAGTGGTACAGGTAAAGTTGTAGCAGAATACTACGATGAAGAAGGTACTTATATTTTCTTACCTGAAAACAAAGTTATATTAGATTTTATTCCTAACCCTCTTAAATCAGGACCAAGATTTGTCGTTGCAAAGAGATTTGCATTCGACCAAATGCAAGGCCAGTTCCATCATGTGATTGGACTTATGGCTAATATGGCAAAGATAAATGTTCTATCTGTCATTGCAATGGAAGATGCTGTGTTTACAGAAACCAACATCAT